TCTGCATTTGATCGCATCAATGTTAGACGTCTTTTCAATGTGATAGAGAAGACAATCGGCAACGCTGCGAAGGGAGTACTTTTTGAACTTAACGATGAGTTCACACGTAACAACTTTAAGAATGTTGTAGAACCATTCCTTAGAGGCATTCAAGCTGAAAGAGGAATCACAGATTTCTTAGTTGTATGTGATGACACTAATAACACTGGTGCAATCATCGACGCGAATGAGTTTAAGGCAGATTTCTATATCAAGCCTGCACGCTCAATCAACTTTATCACATTGACATTCGTAGCGACACGCACAGGCGTATCGTTCGAGGAAGTCATCCCACGCAGATAACATCGGAGCACCTAAACAATGGCACGCAAAGCATTAGGTTTATTAACCTTTCAACAAGCAATTAAGGGCGGAGTTCGCCCTAATCTGTTCTCAGTAGAACACGTTTTTCCTGGCGGAGTAACACCACCATCTATTGATGGTACAGGAGGAGCAAACGACTCAGTTGCATTTATGTGTAAGGCAGCAGCATTACCAGCAACAAACGTAGGAACTGTAGAGCTACCTTTCCGTGGACGTGTAATCAAAGTACCTGGCGACAGAACATTTGAAACATGGACAGCAACATTCTATATGGATGACGCATTTGAGATGCGTGCAGCATATGAGAAATGGATTGAACTAACAAACGGTGTTGACACAAACACTGCTACTGCAACACTAGACAATGATAATGACACTGGAGTATTCCAAGACGTTACTATTGACCAGTTAAATAAGTTCGGTGCAGGAAAGGAAAATCTAGACATTATAAGAACTTATAAGTTAATAGATGCATTCCCCGTATCAGTATCACAGGTTTCTGTAGCATACGACAATAACGATTCATTTGAAGAGTTTGATGTTGAGTTTGCATACCAGTACCACACAAGCACTGGTGGTAGTAATCCAGTTCAGTAAGGGTACTAAATAGTAGGTAAAGAAACCAACAAATATTATGGCAGAGTTATTCGGTTTCTCGTTTAATAAGAAGGTTGAGAAGAGTCGTGCTCCGTCTCCCATCAAACCTTCTTCTGACGATGGAGCTACAAGTTACATTGCTGGAGGTTACTACGGTCAATACTTAGACCTAGACGGTAACTTCAAGACCGAATATGACATGGTGAAAAAATATCGTGAGATGGCGATGCATCCAGAAGTGGATTCCGCCATTGAGGATATTATACACGAAGCAATAGTCGCAGACCAAAACGATAGTCCCGTACAGGTCAACTTAGATAATCTAGACGTCAGCGATAGCGTCAAAAAAATTATTAGAGACGAGTTCGATTATATAAAAAATCTATTTGGATTTGATAGTAAGGCACATGAAATGTTCCGCAGATGGTACATTGATGGTCGTATGTACTATCATAAAGTAATTGACCTTGACAATCCGCAAGACGGAATCAAGGAAATGAGATATGTTGATCCTCATAAAATTAAGAAGGTAAGACAGATAACAAAACCAAAGACTGCTGACGAGTTTATGAAGTATGACTTTGGTAAAGGCGAAGAGTATTTCTTATATAATCCCAAAGGACTAAACAACACATCTGCTAACAGCGGAATTAGAATTGCAAAAGACGCAATATCATATGTGACATCTGGTTTGATGGATACGAATAGAAACATCGTACTATCATACTTACATAAAGGTATCAAAGTTCTCAACCAGTTACGTATGATTGAGGACTCTCTTGTTATCTACAGAATATCAAGAGCACCAGAAAGAAGAATATTCTACATTGACGTTGGTAATCTACCAAAACAAAAAGCGGAAACATATCTCCGTGAGGTTATGGGTAGGTATCGTAACAAGTTAGTATATGATGCTAGCACAGGTGAGATAAGAGACGACAGAAAATACATGTCTATGATGGAAGACTTCTGGTTACCAAGAAGAGAAGGTGGCAGAGGTACTGAAATTACTACGTTGCCAGGTGGTCAGAACCTTGGAGAGCTAACAGACGTGCAATATTTCCAAACAAAACTTTACAAAGCGTTAAATGTTCCTGCTGGTAGATTAGAAAGTGGCACATCATTTGACCTAGGAAGGTCTGCAGAGATAACAAGAGACGAATTAAAATTCACTAAGTTTGTCGGTAAACTCCGCAAAAAGTTTAGCGACTTATTCCATGACGCACTAAAAACCCAATTGATTCTGAAGAGTGTTATAACTCCAGAAGATTGGGATGATATGCGAGAGCATATTCAGTATGACTATCTCTACGATAATCATTTTACGGAATTAAAAAACCTAGAGATGATGACAGAGAAATTAAATGTCATTGCTGCTATGGATCCTTACGTTGGAAAGTATTTCTCTACTCAGTATATCCGCTCTGAGATTCTTGGACAAACCGAGACACAGATTGAAGAGTTGGATGCACAGATGAAAGATGATATTGATAACGGAAGAGCACTTAACCCACTAGACGTTACCGCATTAGAAGGTGAAAAACTGGATGCAGAAAGCGATAATTTGCAGATGGACAAGGAATTGAAACAATCTCAAATTAAACAAGCGAAGAATCCTCCGCAACCTCAAAACGGAAACGCTAATAAATAAACTTTAGATAACAATAGATTATGGCTACACAAGAACGAGAAATCGTTGACTTACTTTGGGATGGTGGACAGGCAGATGCCTTAGACAAACTCAAAGATATGTTGCAAGTAAAAGCTGCAGCAGCAGTTGATGCGAGCAAACTAGACGTTGCAAATCGTATGTTTCCGCATGTACCTGATGAAGGTAATGTGAATTCACGTGAGACTGGTCTTCCTCCAGAAGGCGAGGCAACACCTGATGAAACTGCGGAAGTTATCAATCGTAACGATGTAGAAACAGAAGAGGAAACCGATGAAACTGATCACGGAACAAATTGAACCAGTTGAAATTCTAACCGAAGAAAAGGACGGTAAGAAGAACACTTATATTAAGGGTGTCTTTTTGCAGACCGAGATCACCAATCGCAATGGAAGAATGTATAAGTTCGACACCATGGCGAAAGAGGTTAACAAGTACAATGAAGAGTTCGTTAAACGCGGAAGAGCGTTAGGCGAATTAGGTCATCCCGACGGTCCTACAATAAATCTAGATCGTGTGTCACATAAGATAGTTTCGTTGACCCCAGAAGGAACAAACTTTATGGGTAAAGCAAAATTATTAGAGACCCCTATGGGTAAGATCGCTAAGAACTTACTTGAAGAGGGTGTGCAACTAGGTGTGTCATCACGTGGATTAGGTTCTATCAAGAGAGAAGGAACCACACAAATAGTCGCTGACGACTTTATTCTCTCCACAGCAGCAGATATTGTTGCTGATCCTTCCGCACCTGATGCTTTTGTTGAAGGTATATACGAAGGAAAGGAGTGGTGTTTAGTTGATGGTGCGATTAAAGAGGCACAGTTGGAAGCAGTCAAGGATGTTCTTGACAATGCTCCCTCAGCTCAAGAACTAGCAGAACGAAAGGTTGCCGCGTTCAACGCTCTGCTAAGAAGTTTATGATTTATAAATAATATTATTAAATCTTAACGCAGTCTAATTTATCCGTAAGGAGTAACAAATGTCTATTGATGAAAAATTTCAAAAGGTGATCGCAGAAAACGCGGCTCCTGCTGATGAAGAACTAAAGGAAGATGCAGCAGTTGGTGATGCAGCAATCAAAAAAGGTGCTGTACCTCCACAACCATCTCCGCTAAAAAATAGTGCCACAGAGGTTGGTGGGTCAACAAAGGAAAAACCTGAAGGACCTGACAATGTGGGTGCTAAAGCTGCAGCACCAGTAGGTGCAACAAAAGATTCTACGATTCAAACGAAACCATCTGGTGCGTCATCTAGTATGCCTGGTGCACTGAGTGGCAAAATCTTTGATGATGTAGAGAAAGAAGGTGAACCAATCACCGAAGATGAAGTCAAGGAAGACATCGCTGCAATCTTAAGTGGTGCTGACCTAGACGAAGAATTCCAGAAAAAGGCAACAACTGTATTTGAAGCTGCTGTACATGCAAAGGTACAAGAGCAAGTTGCTGCACTTAAGGAAACTGCAGAGAGCAGGATTAGCGAAGAACTTGAAGGAATCAAGGAAGAGTTCGCTGGTCGCGTAGAGAATTTCCTCTCATATGCTTGTGAAGAGTGGATGACTGAGAACGAACTTGCAGTAGAGCAAGGACTCCGTGCTGAAGTCACCGAAGCATTTATGGGTGGATTAAAGCAATTGTTCATTGAAAGCAACATCAACATCCCAGATGAGAGTTTGGATGTTGTCGCTGATATGAGCGAGAAACTAGATGACATGGAGACCCGACTCAACGAACAAGTTGAGAAGAACATTGCATTACATGAAGCCGTAGGTGGTTATCGTAAAAATGAGATTTTGAGTGAACTATCCAGAGGACTTGCAGAAGTTCAGAAGGACAAGTTTAATACCTTAGCTGAAGCAGTGGAATTCAAGACAGAAGAGTCGTATCGTGAGAAGTTGGAGCAAATCAAGGAGTCCTACTTCGGTGCTAAGAAGACTGAAGTTAAGGAAGAGATATCCGATGAGCAACCAACTCAACCAAGTGAAGTCGTTAGCGAGAGCATGACTTCTTATGTTCAACAGCTCGCTAAGAG